AACTATATCTCTATTATACGGATTTTCAGCCCAAAGTCAAGCCTTTTAAAAACCCTAATAGAATCAATAACTTACAACTTTACATCTATATCACACATGCCTTTTTTAACTAAATTAAAGCATCCTGCGGTATAGGCCTTTAAGGTATTGTTTTTAGACGGTTTCATTTGTGCGCTATAGGGCATGAAATCAGATTTTAAATTATTCCAACTATAGATCAGATTACTAACTGTAAAACTAGGATCATATTTAAGAATAGCCCATTGTACACCATCATTATAATGACTAGTGGTCATAAAATAATAGTTATTGTCTTTAAAGACTATATCTAACGGCATGTCAAAACGCTGACCAGTTTGCAAACTATTGGGCATGACAATAGTTTTGGCAGAAGTTTTATCAAAACCCCCGCCTGTTTTGCCCTTAAAATACATACTTGCCTTATGACCCATAAAGATAATATCAAGACGGCCTTCAACGGGTATTAATTGTATTTGGTATGTGTTACCCATAACAAGTTCATGGTTATTGTTCGTAAATAAATCACCCGGAATAATTTTCGTATCCTTTACAAAGGTACCATCTCCATTACCCAATAATACAAAGGGAGATCGATCAGACAAAGTTGGTAGATTAGTTTGATTCACAATAGCAATGTCAATGTTTCCATCATTATTCAAATCAGCAGCAGATGCTTGGTGAGCGTAAAGTTTATAAGGCAATTGTATCTTCTTATAACTTTTGTCTGTCTGACTTACATAGATGTATTGATATTCAAGATATGCACTATTAAACCCACTAAAATTGTCACCTAGATCAACATCAATACCCGTACAACTCAAAAAGATATCTGGAATCTTGTCGTTGTTAAAATCAGCAGTAAGTGAATAACTTACGCTAATACATGTATCTCGGTCAGTTGTAGACTTAAGTAATTCTTTCGTTCTGTCTACCCAATTTCCTTTATCATCCTGTGACAAAAAATAAGTTTTGGCAGGGCTGTCGGGGACATTAGTTTTATTGTTGTTTCCGTAAACACCTTTATATCTACCTACTGACACGAAGGCAGAATATTTTCCTTCTTGAAAGAAATCGCCAAAACTCACACTTCGTTCTACAGAATCCTGTTCATCGGAGTCTAGTACTAGATTTAATTTGCGAACAGAGGGTACTTGTGTTTGATCAAAAACAATATTATTTTTATTTTCATATGAAGTATTGTAAACAACATATGGCACTATTACTAATTTAGTAGCCTTAGATGATGTACTTTGATTTTTACATTCTATAGTGTATGAGAGTCTACCTGAATCTTTGACTTCAAATGTTTCCGAACCCGACTTTGCTTTGACTCCTGTCCAAGAACCAGTAGCATTACATTCTGTTGCATTGTTACTAGACCATTGAACAGTTAAAGTTTGTCCTACTCTCACAAATTCCTTGTCTACAGAAAGAGTCATAGTGACTTCGGGAACAGTTTGAATCGTAGAAGAAGTGGTTATGCTTGACGCAGGAGTGCTACCACCACCGCCACCGCATCCTGTAAGGATCGCAGCAGAAACAAAATAAGCAACTTTACGCATAACGATCATCCATAATTACAACAGATGATCATATCATAACAGGTTCTAATTAAAAGGTCAACTACCTCTGCCCGTTTTTCGGGTAACAGCAGGTCCACCAAATCCTTTACTGTTTACCTTTCCGCTTTGCCCATTTTTTGGGTTAAAATTTCCTTTATGGTTTTGTTGCTGTGCTTTTTTTCTAGCAAGTATTTCCATCATTGGATTTTTCTTTTCTTCTGTCATCACGTACTCCTACTTTCTAGGTATTCAAATATGTCTCCATATAATGAAATCATCATGGCGACCTTACTATCGTATATTCTTATATATGTAGTTTTCTTATTATCAGTTTTTTGTCCCAAATAGAAAGGACAAGATATTTTTTTACCTATGTTTATAGTAAATTCTGCTAGTTTAAGTTTATCCTTTTTCTTAATTAAGGTTTTAAGAACCATAGGGTAATCGTAGTGTTCTATCTCTGCTAATTGGAAGGCGTTTTTACCCTCATCGGTCAACCGCAAACCTTGACCGGCTCTGCCTGTAACCCACCATCTAAAGATGATTTGTTCTAACTTACTATTTTTGTATTCTGTTACTTCGGGAGGCAGATTATCTAAAACTGCTTGGGTGATAATTTCTTTCTGAGTTCTTCTTTTACTCATCAGGATATACAGTTCTTCCTGAATTCATGAATACGACAGTGAACTTATCTGTCTTAAACAATGCATTTAATTTTCTGCAAAGGTTTCTTGCATGTCCAGGATTACTAAAACTTGTTTTCTTATACTTAGGTGCACCTTCATTAGCAAGGTAATGTTGGCTCTTAAGGTTGATAGGCTGACCATCATAAAACACAGCCCATATGCCACTTGCTTCTACAATTTGATCACACTTGTATGTTGTTTTATCAACATGTTCAAGTATGACTTTTGGCTGTGTTCTGCTCATTTAAATTTACCGCCTACTACCTGTACTTGTATAACTTCTTCTGGTTGCTCTTTTTGTGAGTTACCATATAGGTCACTTAATAGTTTGGCCAATTCATCTCGCAAACCTCTGGCCTCATCTATTGGCAGAACGACATCCTTTAATCTTCTACCCTCACTTAAACTGACTTTTTCAATAAATCTGTTAATCTGCAACATTAAGTATTTAGTTGCTGCTTTGCCTCGGATTCAGTTTTAAAGGGTCCAACATAGTCATAACGCTGGATAAAGATGTATTTAGGGCAGAAAATTGTCTGTTTTACACCGTTCTGATCTATATTAAACCATCCTGCAGCATGGTAACACTTGCTTTTGGTTGTTTTCGTATATAGATGCAACTTTCTCTTAATGTCATAAACATTGTTATAAGTCTTTGGAGTTGTAGGATATTCTGGATAAGGAACTTCTGCCTTAGACTTGTTAGACTTTAAGGTCTGAAATCTAATTTTCGTCTTTTTCTTAATATCCTCAGTGTTCCTGAATTCAGTATCTAATCCATTCAACTTTACCGTGTACCCAGTACCATTGGCAAGAACATTACCAACTTTCTTTTCGCCGTCTGTGACGACCCAGTATTGATCTTTAATGATTGGTTTAGCAACTAATTCGTTCATAATCACCTCTGTAATTCTTCCCATATATATTCATTAGTAGGCACATATGCTACAGGCTTGATCCAGCCTTTTGCCTGACAAGTATAGACTACATGTTTATAATTGTCTGGACAGTTATCCATAATAACAATGGCGGCACGAGGATATTCTACCATATCCTTAGTAAACTTATAACCATCGTCACCTGGAAATAATGTTTTTACTTCAGTGGGCTTTACAGTGTAGGACACAATTCACCCTTGTACGGATTATTAAGCCATCTAGCATATGCCTCAGCCTGCTCGCTAATCTTGTTGAGTTCATACTTACCGCAAAACTTCATAAAGTGTACACCAACTTGCGGAGTAGTTTTAATGCGCACACCATTAGTGATAGCAGTATCCACTTTGTCTTTAACCTCGTCAGGTTGTGCCGTCAAATCAATAAGCAGCCTGTTGCGCTCATACAAGTCCTTGACACGAAATTCAACACCGTCAGGATCTGCCCATCGTTGTAGCATCATGTTATTCCAATTAAATCCTTGCTTGTGACGATCAGCATATGCCTCAGTTAATCCGACCTTGTTCTTGCTACCCTTAGTGCGAACACCTGGGTATGCGCTGAACACATTGTCGCCTGCGTCACCGCGCATAATCTTTTCAAACAAGTGAAACTGAGGGTCACCGAGAGTTTTATGCTCCCCAGTTTTCTTGTCCTTGACAGGCTTACCCTTGTCATCAAAATAACCTTCAAGGGTAATCAACTGATTAGCAACACCGTTGTACTGTTTGACATTGCCTGCAATCAATTGAACATAATCTGTGTCGCTGCTGATGATATAATGTTCGTCGTTGGGATGCAGATATATGAATCGTGCGATAAGGTCATCTGCCTCAGCCCGTTCATGGCGCAACACAGAGCAGTTAGTTTTCTCACGCAAAAATGTGGTAAACATTTCATATGTTTCCCAAAACATTTTGTTTTCTTCAGCCTCGGCTTCGGTCAATGCTGACTCAGCAACTTTACGATGCGCCTTGTATTGCGGGTAGACATCCTTACGCCAACTGCGACCCTCAAGACAAAACACAACATGGTCAATACCATACTTGCGTACAGCCTGATTAACACTAGAGAAACTCAAGTGTAGTGCCATACCAATCTTCTCCCATGTATCGCTGTTACGACTTGCGATATGTCGGGCACGAAAGAATGTATTGGCAGTATCAATTAATGCGTATTTCACAGCACACCTATTTACTAGAATAATATACGCATATTATACTAGTTCATTACAAAAGTCAAAGCCCGTGAAAGAGTTTTGGGTTAGCAATTCGTGTTTTTCGGGTAGTTGTATTAGGTAAATGGTGTTTATTTTGTATACCAACTACAGTATGACAATTACCACATAAGACTTCTATGTTAGATTCATCCCTGTTTAAATTGTTACCGTCTTTATGGTTAATTTGTAATTGAGCAGGATTGGTAATAACGCTAGTACATACGAATCCATATCTGCCGTCACTATTTTCGCAACCACGTTGCAACTTCCAGCGATCAGCAAGGTCTCGTCCTATACCTTTTCTACGGTGTTTGTCGCACATATTTTTCCAAACAATTCGTGTGCCAGTACCGTTTTTATTAGTTTTGACCGTGTGGTATCCTACTTTTTCTGTGCAGTTAGGAATGCTACACTTAACATAATCATGTCTGCTATTCATTAACTTATCTCCGTTCTACCGTCACCAATATCACGCTGACTGATGATGCGAACATCATCCCTGCGATTTTCTGGGTCTGCCATTTGTTGTTCATAAACTTCAAGTGCGATATTACGACAAACTGTTTGAAACCAACGATCTATAATTTCGTTTTCAGTATCGTCTGCCTTAATTTTGTATCCTGCACGAACTAAGTTTAATACGAACTTGTCATTCCAGTCAAGTTCAAAACTTCCATTATTAATATTATTAGGGTCAACATCAACCTTTAATATAGAAATATATGGTTCACCTTTAGCAGTTGCCTCTTCTTTCGGTGATAGTTTTTTAGGTTTGGGAGCAGCCTCGCTCGGAGACTCGGGCCTTGGCTCCACAGTTTTCACTCCCAAAAGTTTTTTGATTTTATCAAACATATGTTTTATATGTATCGTATAATTTTATGCTGGCTAAGTTTTTAGCCTTACTCTCGCACATGATATCAGCCCATGACCAATGACTATGTGCCCAACGATTCATAGCATCGTTGTAGAAGTAGTCACTGTGTGCCCGTAACTTTTGCTTGTTATAGCCACTCTCTAATAGTAGATTGAGGTCGTGTCGTTCGG